GTTTCGGAGGAGCCTTCTCGTGTGAGGTCAAAGACCATTGTAGGGGCAGAAAGGAGAAAGTATGGATATAGAATCTATATCCACTCTTATTCGCGCTGTTGCTTCAGGTGAGCTTGATAGTATAGAAGCCGAAAGACTTCTCAATGCTGTCGCTCGCGCTAAAGCAGGCGTACCTACTGGACCAGAACAAGGTTCTAACACACACACAAAAGAATAAATTGTCGCTTCTTGCGGCGATTAGGGGGGTGTTCGTCATGGTAGAGTATCAATTTATGAGAGTGATCGGTGTCTACAATTGGTTAACTTGCACCAACGGCGTCACTATGGGTATCGAACCGATTGCTCGGCCAGATATCATTAAGCGATCCGAAGGCGAGTTAATCCAAGGAGAGAAGGTTTACACAGAGAACGCGGTATACCATCGTCATTACGAAGGTACTCTACGTCTCTATCCTTCTAAGGAGTTTTATTATGCTCCTAACACCGGTGTTTACTCATCTCTACCGCCTCGGCTGATCTTTCGAAGAGCCAATGGCGAACTTAGGGACGCAGGTATGTGTAGAATCCCTCACGACGGAAATATTCATATCTGGAAACATCCAGGTGGATATTACATCGGAGGGGTATGGAACGGATTCTTATTGAGAATGATTAATTCAACTCTCTATCAAGAATATCGTTTCATCTCTAATTACCTAACGTGCTTCGGAACATCGTACAGTACAGGTTATCAGTGTAACGAAAAGCAAGCGATCGATCTACTGACCGGTCCCTCACGATTCGGTTACTCATCTGATGAGCCTGCTTCGTGGGGAAGTGCCTTACCTACAGGATTAAATGTAGTGGGGGACGACCCGATGTCGGTTATGCCATACGTACTACTAGATCGGCCGGTGAAGGATCGATATCCTTCTCTGCCCGATTCACTAGGATTATGGTCCGACTTAACGAAGCGAGCGATTGATTCGCTCGATACCATTGATATTAACTCGATCAGTTTTCTAAAGGAGCTGGGTGAGTGGAGGAGATTGTTGCCTCCTATCCCCAAGACCTTGAAAGATCTGAAGAAGCCCAAGAGTTGGGCCAGTTTTTATCTTTGGTTACGATACGGTCTACGTCTTACTGTCCAAGACTCTAAGGAAATTATCCAAAGACTCCCGGACATTAAGAGGACGTACGAAGAAACTAAGTCTTCGAAGAAGACTCGTCTTCGTGCGTCTGACACGATCGTCGTACGATGGAACGATGAGACGTGGTCTTGCAGATTAGGTATTCGTATCGTTCTCGATACGTACCCAGAATTTTGTCGACAATTCGGCAAATTCGCGGACGATCTAAATTCTTTAGATCTCTATCCTAATCTTGCAAACCTCTGGGATCTAATTCCTTTCTCTTTCGTCCTCGACTGGTTTATTCCGGTCCAGAATTGGTTAGAGAAAGTAGATTCCGAACTTAGGGCTCTGAATTTTCAGATTTACTGTATTACTCAGAGTACTAAGTGGTCTCGTAGCATCCCCCCGCCCTACGTTCCTGGGTATGTAACTTCGGATTCTCTATCCGAGGTCCACTATATCCGGAAAGTAGGGTTAGATCTTCCTCATCCTGTGTTCACTTGGAACAAACAGGATAACTCTCCCGATACCAACTACACCATCTGGAAACGGATGGCCGATGGTATCGCTCTCTTACTACAGGGAAGAAGATGATTGATCTTCCCTTGTCATCCTATGAAGCAGTAAATATTATAATACTGCGGAGGATGCGGTGTGTTTAAAGCACCGGAAAGGAGCTATGCTCTATGACAATCAATAATGGTTTTACGGATACAGCCATACCAGGCGTATCCAGTCTCACGTTCCCGAGGGGACTAGTTAATTATCCCGTAGACTTCAGAATTGCTTCTGAGACCTCCGGTGAATTAAAATTAACTAATCTTACCTCACCTCTAGATAGACCAGAGCTTGTACGTATAGCTTATAGTGTTATTCCAGATGTCTATAAAACCTCTGGAATTAACACTAGCGTACAACCACCGTCTACTAGAGGAGTGGGTATACTATGTCAAGTGACAAACGTATACAGAGACACCACTATTGCTACTGCCCCTATCGATCTTCCTGTCTCGACTCATTTAGTCATCCGCGTGCCCGCTCATTCTAGCATAACAGCTAGTTTGATCGAAGCACATATTGGACGACTAATATCGAGTTTATATGACACGGGATCGACAGGCACCCGTAGGTTAGAGTCATTATTACGTGGCTCTCTCCAACCCGCCGGCCTATAGCCCGCAGAGGAGGAGAACGACATGTCAATCCGTCTTGACCAAGAACTTTGTTTTTGGACAGACGTCTTAACTTCGTTAAGGCGCACTCCTGCATATCGGGAGAATACGAGATTAACAGACAGGGATAATGAGACAGTATGTCAAGTTATCGTCCTAAATGTCCTCGTATTGAAAGATATTGCGCAAGAAGCTGGTTGTCGACGGAATAGTAACTTGAAGAGGTGGTGTATTACCACTCACCAACTTCCTATTCAAACGTTCGATAATATGCAGAAAGATATTCTCGCCTTCTTAAGAAATTATGAAGGTGGGAATACCTACGATGACTTTAAACATCATCTGTCTGCATATGGACCATCTCTACTGGGGGCCTTTGTGGCGCCTGTACGAGACTACCTTGAGGAATTTCTTAAGGTACCTTCTTCTTCGCCGTTTTCCGTTCTGAACCAGTTCTTCTCTTTCATGGGAAGGACGTCATTAATTGACGTCAATTTCCAAGATAAGATGTTAGCAGATTATTATGCTAACGAGGAACGGTTACAGAGTCTGAATGTGCCTCCCGAGATCATCTCTTCTCTTAATCTTATTTTGAGAAGGTGGTTGCAATCGTTTAAAGTGAACGATTTGCATCCAAAACATGGTCCCGGGAGTACGGCAGAGTTACCGCGGACGACTCCTCACAAGAAGTTCGCCGAATTCCGATTTGATCAGAAGCTTGACTATCTCACGAAAGAGATTGACCCGCTTCTGACGCTCCCGTTCACTCCCCCGAAGGGGTTAGAACGATGTGCAAAGGTTGTCTTTGTCAAGAAGAATCTTTCGACAATGAGAACTATCTGCAAGGAGCCCGCTGTGCTGATGTATTATCAGCAAGCGGCGTGGGATCTTATCGAGAAGTACGTAGATCGCCACCCTTTCTTAAGGCAGCGAATACGGTTCTCTGATCAGACCTACAATCGAGAATTAGCGAGATACGGATCACTCACCGGAGAATATGCGACAATTGATTTGTCAGCAGCCTCCGATTCCGTATCTTGGGATCTCGTGAAGGGCATATTCAAAGGAACAAGCTATTATAAGCTATGTCTCCTAACCCGTTCAGTCAGTGTAAAGCTACCTGACGGACAGGTTATCGCTATTAAGAAGTTCGCTCCGATGGGATCAGCATTATGCTTTCCGACGGAGTGTCTCGTCTTTCTGGCGATATGTGAATATGCAGCGCAACTAGAAGGCGTTCGTAAACCAATGAGTTACTCGGTTTACGGGGATGACATCATAATTAGGAGAGAATTAGTGCCTCGTCTGCTGGAAATTCTATCAGCAACTGGCTTTCTCGTCAATTCCTCTAAGTCATTCTTTTCCGGTCGATTCAGAGAATCGTGCGGAGGAGAATACTATGAAGGAGTTGACGTAACTCCTATCCGAATTCCTCGAAAGTTCGAGGGTCGGAAATTATCTGTTCATACCCCAGGGCTGTTTCGCCTAACAATTGATTTGTGTAATCAATTGAAAGAACGAAAGATGAGATTAGCTCGAAGTTTATTAATCAAAAACTTCAGCAGTCTTCCTGTCACTCTCCAGCCCATCTTCGACGATGGGACGCGAGGTATTGCAAGTGAACAACCGACAAATTTCCATTTGCGGAAGTTATACTTACGCGATTACCAAGCCTGGTATAGTGTTCATGGAGTAGATCTGTCTAGATCATCTCCTTACAGGACCGATGATGAGATTTCTCTCTTCATTTGGCATCAATCGGCGGCTACGAGGTCGTATCGATTGGGTCTGTTTCCAGATCCTTCTGATACAATCGTAGTACAGTCTGAACGCCCCATCTACAAGTTGAAAACGTCTCGCTCTTCATTTTTATCTGAAGAGCCGACGATCGATCCAAGGAAGGATCGGGTCAACTTGAGTGATAGTCGAGAGTCCGCTCTTGACGAATCACTTCTACTCGAAATTGAGTAGGTATGATATGTCGAAGAAGGTGACCGTGAGGTTAAAGGTGACATGGCAGCCG